ATGGGTTTGGAATACTTATTAGACGTTAATGAAAGGTTAGATATCCTTGATTACTTAGAAGCTGTTAGAAACAGAGAACAAAATAATCAACAACAAAATCCACCTGAAAAGAATCCATTCTCCAGATAACAAAAGATAATAACAAGGACACCTTTCAGAATGTCAGAATCTATTATTGCAAGTAAGATAGTTAATATTGTTGCTGCTAAGACAGACCTTGCAAGTTTTACAGCAGCAAGAAACCAAGTTAAAGCATTAAAGAAAGAGTTTCAAGATTTAAATAAGGCTTCTGGTGTTGGATCTGCACGATTAGGTGCCAAAGGTGCCCTTGGAGATATGATACAACTGAAGAGTCAATTTGCTGAAATTAAAAAAGTAAACAAACAAACCCTTCAAGATAAAAAAGACTTCTTTACTGTAGAAAAGTCTCTAAGAAAAAACTCTCTGGCAGATAATGCGAGACAAGATGCTCAGGAATTAGCAAGAGTTAAATCCGTTGCAGCACAACAGAATGCTCTACGGAAGCAGGCAGTTAATCAATTAACTCAAATGCCTTCCGGTCAGAAGTGGAACAAATCAATGTTTATGTCTGCGGCGGATTTACCTTTTGTAGGGCCTCCAGTTGATAGAGCAAGATTAACACAAGCAGCAGAAGCACAAAAAGAACTCAATAAAGCTCACGCAGAAGCCTTAAAGATCAATAAGCAATTTGATTCTATTGGACTTAGACAGGGTAATGCAAACCAATCAAGAAATCTCACCTCTCAGTTAGTTCAAGGTGGGTATAATAACGCTGTTAGTAAATATGCACCAAGAATTAGTGGTGCTGATATGGCTGGTTTCCAATTAAGAAAAGAAACCCTAACCAAAGAGTTTGAATCTGGTGCAATGAATGCATCTATCTATAGAATGCACATGCAACAGCTTAATGGTGAGATGGGAAGAACTGCAAGAAACTTCCGAACAGTTGGGCAAGAGATGCGATCTGTAAGGTCTGCAATCATTGCAGGAACTGCTGCTTGGACGGGTTTTAGTGCAATCATGGCTGTCACTAGAGTTGGTGCTCAGATGGAGAACACACGTTCTTTGATGAAATCTATCTTTGGTGATCAGATGCAATCTCAGATGGAATATCTGAAAAAGACCACTCAAGAGTTGGGTGTTAGTTTCTTAGATTCCACAGAAAACTTTGCCAAGTTCTCATTCTCTGCTAAGACAGCAGGTATGGAAACAAAAGATATTAACGATGCTTTCAAGAACTTCTCCGTAGCAGGTATCATGATGGGCTCTTCAACCGATCAGATAAACCATGCGTTCTTAGCATTAGAACAGATGATGTCTTCTGGTAAAGTTAGAGCACAAGAGCTTAATATTCAGTTGGTTAACGCCATTCCCGGAGCCGTAGAAATGGGTGCAAAAGCAATGGGTTTATCTGTTGCTCAATTGCGTGACAAAATGAAGAAAGGTGAGGTGGATGCAAAGGAGTTTGTGACTAAATTAGGTAAACTCTACTATTCTACTTTTGAGAAAGATCTACCAAGTGCATTGCAAAACTTCGATCGTGTAACAGCAAGAACTAAAAACCAATTAACCCAATTATTAGACTCAGCGTGGATTAATGGCGTCAAAGATGGAATGACAGACCTTATGAACATGGCTAGTGAGTTGATGGAAGGGCCGTTAGGTGGTTTCATTGATACACTTTCTACAGGGTTTGGTTGGGTTGCGTTTGGTTTTACTGCAACAATTCGCCTTATCAATCTAGGGATGAAAGAACTACTAAACTTGTTTGGGATAGGTTCTGAAAAGGCAAGTCAAACCACAAAGGATATTTGGGGGCTGATTGCAGGCTTCCTGATGATGAGATCGACACTAAAACTTTTATCTTGGCCTTTTGGTTTATTGGTAAAATGGTTGTCTATTGATCTATTAGGTTGGTTGCCAAAAGTAAGAAATGCTGTGTTCGGATTAGCTATGATGTTTAGAACATTAGGTATTGCTGAAATGTTTGCCGCGTGGCCTGCTTGGGCAATAGTAGCCGCTGTTACTGCAATAGGTGTTGCAGGGTATGAGTTAATAAAACATTGGGAACCAGTTAAGAAATTCTTTACGGACACTTTTGATTGGATCAATCAGAAAGCTTTGGCTTTATCTGGGACCTTAAAAGGGTTAATTCCAGATTGGATGAAAGAGTCTGCGACAGTTACAGCAATAAGTAAAGGTGCTGATCCTACTAAAGTTATGTCAGCTTATGCTACAGGTAATTATGGTAATGTTGCAGGAACACAACCAACACCCCTGAAGGTAGATGTTAAAGTTGAAAATAATATGACAACCACAACAGTAACTTCTCCAGACGGAACACAAAAGATAACTCGCACAATGAACAAACAATAAGGATAATTGATGGCAACATACGCAATAGTTGCAGGTGGCCTCAATTATGGGGACAACCTGCAATATTTGAATAATAACAATTACGCTTGTTTTGTGTTTGACTGTATTGCAAAACTTGGAACATCTTTAACCAATACTATTACAAAAAGCCCTATCGAAAGTAGGGCATATGTGGCTGATCATGTATTTAATGAAAATGATGAATTTACATTGACTGGTGTTGTTACCAACACACCATCCAAAGAGTATGTTAATAATAATTTCAAATACAAAGTAAAAAGAACAGACTATGCTATTCAAGTACTGAGAACATTAAAGGAGTCAAGAACACCTTTTACGCTTATAACTGAATTTGAAATACTAGATAATATTCTTATTAAATCTTTATCTTGGGATCAGACAGCAGCAGATAGTGAAGCAATTACTTTTGAAATTGCTTTAGAAAAAGTGCAGATTGTTAAGGTTGCAACAACACTAGTTAACGTTGCCCCTCCTGCTGTGGCTAAAAATAAAACTAATGGTGCAGGTAAAAATGCAAAAGGGGATGCCACAGGAAAAACAAACCAAGGCAACCAGCAAAAATTCCTACTTACTACAGTTAGAGGGTACTTTAATGAGTATGTAGGTAATGCAGAGAAACTATTGAACTAGAGGGTATCATGTCCATATACATTATTGATTGTAACAAAACAGATTATGATACTTTTAAACTAACACTAGAAAGTGTAGCTTACGACCTAACAATTAGATACAACGCTTATGATGAATCTTTTACAGGTTATCTTGGTTTGTCTGGTTCTGATCCTGTTTGCTCATTTAAGATGACCACCGGAAGGGATTTGTTAAAACCGTACAGATATATGTCTTCTGTTCCAAAAGGAAAACTCCAAATACTAGACACTATGTATTCTACTGGACGTGTAGACCAATCTGATTTTGGTTCTGATAAAAGATTTAAACTTTTTTATACCGACTCTACTGACACAACAACATTAGCTGATTTGGAGGCTTAATGAGTTGGATACGTGAATATCAATTAGTTATAGGTTTTCCTTTCTCCTTGTCAGATGAAAAGAACTATAAAGATGGTAAGTTTCAAAAACAAACTGATATCTCTACACTAACAGATCGTAAAGATAATGCTTTCATCTTTTCTGGTTATTATGATGAAACAGGTAACTACGTTGGTGGCTTAAATATCAACTTTAATGCAACCAAAGACGATACTGCTAAGACAAATGATTGCACGATCACTATTGATAACCTATCAAATTTTATAGTTGACTACATACAAGATAACCTTGAGAACAATATAGCAGTTCGATTAGATGCCGGATACCGTGATGAAGGAATGAAGACTATCTTCACAGGTTATCTTGATGATATGAAAGATAAGTGGGATACCACTACACGTCAGACAGAACTAACCTTTGGTGATGGCACAATGAATATTTCTGCTGCTCATACTTCTAAAGCATACCCTAAAGGAACTTCTGTAAAAGATATAGCTAAAGATGTTGCTAAAGATTTAGGAACACCAATTGCTGAAGTTGATATGGATGAAGATGAAGTAACACAAGGTTCTGTTGCTTATGTTGGCCCAACCATTGAAGTCTTAAAACAAATAGTTCATCCAAGAGAGGCTTCTGTTCACATCCAAGATGGGAGGGTTCACATCCAAAGAGATTCTTCATTACATACTCAAGAGGTTGCTTATATCTCTGTTGAGACAGGTTTAATAGGTGTTCCTGAAAGGTTCTCTCATACTAAGAAGAAACCTAAAGGGCAGAAGACCAAACAGAAGCAACACCACCCTAAAGGTTATAAAGCACCTAAGATAATGGTAGAGGGTGTTAAATTTGAATGTTTACTGAATGGCGCCATCACTATTGGTTCAACTGTTTATCTTAAATCAAGAGAATATGATGGTCAATTTAAAGTCACTAAAGTTACTCACCAAGGAACACTCTTAAGTGGTGATTGGAAAACAACATGTGAATGTGCTTTAAGTGAACGGTCAGTTAAACGATAATAAATAAGGGGGTTATCATACCTTTTACAAACAGATTTGAAGATGCTATTGATAAGGCTATTCTAAAACAGATTGATAATCTCCATACTTCAATTCAAGCTAAAGTCACTAAGATTGATGCAAAAGGTATTATCTCAGCACAGCCACTAATCAAGGTTAGATATAACTTAGGAGATGAAATCTCCTATCCTGAATTAGGGGATATTCCTCCTATGATGTTATGGGATGGAGGCTCCGCTTATGTCTCTATGCCAGTCAAGGTTGGAGCAACAGTCTTAGTAATATTCTCTGAAAGAGATGGGTCTAATTTCATGGAAGGTGATGGTTCATCCTCTATTGTTAGCTCACAACTTCACGCATTAGGTTTATTCCCTGCTGGTTATATACCTTTACCAACTCGTGCCAAAGGTGTTCCTTATTCTCCTACAGATATACTGATGGTGAATGACAAATCTAAAGTAACAATCACACCTTCCAGTATAAAAATGGAGAATGCATCAGGCTCTTCTGAATTATCCGCTGATGGTTCTCAGACACTAAAGAACTCTTCTGGACAAATGCAATTAGCAAGTTCTGGTGAAATCAAAGCCAACGGTGCAACTATTACAACTGATGGGAATATTATCACTGGAGATAACATCAACATGAGGGATTTTTATAATGACTATCTAGGCCACCGTCATAAAGATGTTCAGGCAGGTAATGATACATCGGGAACTAAAGTCTAAGGATATTTATACATGGCAACAACTTTTGACTTCTTATTAGACCAGTCAACCAACGATATAGTCATTAAAGATGGTGATTGGGTATTTACAGAAACAACCAAACAAGATTTAACACAACGCCTTGGTATTGTTCTTCGTGGTCATTATGGTGAATGGTTCCTAGATACTACAGTTTACACACCTTGGAAACAACAAATTATAGGTTGTCGAGATAGGAAAACTATTGACTCCATTCTGTTAGCTGTGGTTAACAATGAACTATCTTCAACAGATATTATTGATCAATGGAATAGTTCATTTGATAGAGATACAAGATCATACTCACTGAAAGCGGTTATTACGACACAAGACGAAACAGTCTCTATCTCTTATAACTTAACCCCAGATAAATTTTATTACAGCACACCAGACCCATCCAACCCTAGGGCAACTTGTGACAACATAGCACAGATTGGAGCAGATCCTTTTTATGAGTATATTAATGTTGAAGGGCTACCTAATACAGAAACTTGGTCAAATACATGGAGTTAATATATGGCAAATAAGAAACACCTCATATTAATTCCTGTAACTTTGATTGTATCCTTAATAGTAGGAACTGATTCTGGACTTAGAATTAATAAAGAAGGTCTGGAACTTTTAACAAAATATGAACAATGCACCTCAAATCAATATGTAGATCTCAGAGGAGTACCAACTCAGGGTTGTGGAGACACCAATTTCGTAACCCACAAAAATAAAACTAAAGAACAGGTTGCAAAAGATTTAGTTAATAACCTACAACAGTTTGAGAACTGTGTTAACACATATTTTGATGGTGCTTCCATGAACGATAACCAATTCTCTGCAATGGTTGTTCTGACTTATAATATTGGATGCACCAATGCTAAAGGTAAGTCTAAACCAACCAACCTTAGAACTCTTGCATTGAATCATAACTACAAAGATATGTGTCATAGGATGAGAGCTTTTAACAAGTCGGGTGGTGAAGTTATTAAAGGTTTAGATAACCGAAGAAAAGAAGAAGAGACTCTTTGTCTCAAACCTGTTAAAGGATAAGGAATGATAAAAACTTTCAGTAAACACGCTATGAAAGCTGTTTGGATTTCTATTGCAGCCGATGTTGTTGTTTCAGCATTGGCTTTTTATGAACCTCCAAGTCAGAAAGCTTTGATAGTTTACACGGTCATTTCAGGTTTTGTTAAATCTATTAGTGCTTATTTAAAAGTTTACAGTAACATTGAATTAACACTGGCACTCAAAGACCAAGACATAGAAGAGATAAATCAGCAGCAAGTTAACAAGGAAGCAGAAGAATGAGTTTATTCTTAAAAGCTTTATCAGACAATATTGTGGTAACTCTACTCATTAGTCTGTTGGTATTGTCTGGATATTCTTTATATGCTTGGAATCACACCAACACACTAGAAACTAAAATATCTATTGCACAATTACAATTAAAAGTCGTGCAAGATAATAATACAGACTTATCCTCTAAGCTTAAAAGTCAAACTGACTCCATAAATAAACTATCTGAGATGTCTGACCAGAAAATCAAAGAACAGAAAGCTGCATTAGAACAAGCAAATAAAGATTCAGAGAAATATCAAAGACAAATCTTATCCTTATCAGAGTATAAGTTCACTAAGGATGTGTGCAAAGATGTCCACAATTTATTATCAGATTTTGGAGAATAATATGAAGTTTGAACATAAAGCATTAACTATAGTGTCACTTTTAATACTAATCGTATCCCTTTCAGGGTGCTCCAGCAGAGATCCAGTTATTCAATATAAAACTGTTGAAGTTTCTAAAGAGGTCTTAGTTCCTTGCATCAAAGAATCGGATGTTCCGTCTAAACCAGTGTTTGCAACAACAGGAATTAAGAAGACAGATACAGACTCTTTAAAGGTTCAGAAGTTAAGAATAGAACAGAAACAGCATTTAGAATACGAGTCTAAGTTAGAAGCATTAATTCCTGCCTGTGTTAGTTCAACACCTTAATTGACTTATCTATTAAAACATGATAACATAGTAGCATAGCTATTTAGGAGGTTCTCTGGCAGACTATGGATTACTCGCAGGCGGATTTCTCCGACCTACTTTACAACAAATATTAAAAGAATATCAAGATGCAACAATTGCCGCCTATGGGGTAGGGACTAATACAGGATCTAATTCTCGTATAGGAACTTGGTTAGGAATTCAAGCATATCAGATTTCTCAAATGTGGGGTTTAGCAGAAGCACTTTATAACGCAAGAACGTTAAATGGTGCTGAAGGTAAATATCTAGATGATCTATTAAACCTTCGAGGTGTGTATCGCAATGATGCAACAGCAACCACAGGAACTGCAATAGTTCAAACAAATTCTAATGCAGCGTGGACTGCAACCATTCCAACAACTTCTTTGTTTACTGATGCTAACAATGTATCTTATTCACCTACAACTGAACAACAATTCAGAGAAAAGATATATGGTTGGTCATTCACAAAAGCGGATCTAATTAGTGCAGGAACAACTGTTACAATCTACATCAAAAACGTAGATACATCTATTATAGCCTCACAAGTGTTCACTTCAAGTTCTAGTTCAGTTTTAACAGAGATTGCCACATTCTTACAGTCCAATGCTTCCAGTTCTGATGTAGGGAGTATTTATACAGCAGACAACACACTGTACCTAGGTTTTGATCCAACTACAAACACTTTTGTTGGTCTAACTGCACCACTTTACTTGTATGCGGAATACAGTTTCGGTAATAAATACTCAGGAATTTTGGTTGAATGTTTGACAACAGGTGCTAATGTAGTGGCAATTAAAACACTTCAGAGTATGACACCCACACCAACAGGTTTTGTAGGTTTAACTAATATCTCAGCTTTTACAACAGGAAATGATGTAGAAACGGATGTAGAGTATATTACGAGATTTAACTCTATTGTAGATGAAGCAACAGCATCAACCAAACCTGCAATATACAAAGCACTATTAGCAGTTGATGGTGTTTCCAAAGTTAAGATCTATGATAACCCGACTAATATTGATCAAGTTGAGTGTGATAAAGAGTCTTTCAATTGTGTAATTGTTGGTGGACTGCCAGTGGATATCGCAGCAACTTTGGCAACCAAGAAGCCTATCAACGCTGCGACTTCTGGCACAACATCTTATACTTATTCTTATGAGGACTCCTCACAAGAAGTTATCAAGTATACCGTTTGCAATCAAGTACCTTATACTATCAAAGTAAGTTACACCACAGAAGATGGTTATCAGTTATCCGATGCAATACAGTCTGCAATTAAAACAAACCTGATGACATTGGCAGAATCGTTTACAATTGGTGGTAAGATTTTTAATACTCAATTGCAACAGACCGTGTATGCAAACACAACTTATGGTGTTATTGCGGATCTAAGTGTTTATACAAAAGTTTCGTCGGAGCTAGATTCAACCTATACAACCGCAAACATTCAACCGAACTTCTACTCTCTTCCTATCTTAACTTCTGATAGCATCCTATTTGAACAGGTGGTTTAATATGACCACCAAAACAGATGTAAATCATATTGTTGCTAAAGATATTGAAACTGAGATGTTGGAATTAGACCTTCTTCAGTTCTTAGATTTGCCTAACATGGATGCTATGACCAAGATTATGGCTAAAATGAATCAGGAGGTATATGATGTATTTCTACAACTCGCAGAAGGTTTCTTGCTAGATAATGCAATAGGTTCTCAACTTGATATCATAGGTTCTATTTTAGGGACTCCAAGAATAAACTCTGATGATGACGCTTATAGAACAGTGTTAAAGATCCGAGGATATAGAACAAGAACACATGGAACAAGAAGTGAGATCATAGATATCTTATCTCGTTTTACAGGTGTCGATCCATCAGGTATAGATACATACACAGGTGGTAATAAGTCTGTAGATATTGCATTCTTTACCGGATGTTTAGATCAACAATCAGCTGCCAGAGAGCTTACTAAGATATTCCCTGTTGTTACTAACTACAGATTAGTATCTAAAGCAGGTAGTCCTTTTACATTCACATCTCTGTATACATTGGAGCCAGACAACGAAAATAAAGGTTTTAGCTCTGTGTTTGATAATAGTTATACAACTCAAGGTGGTCGTCTTGGAAGCCTCATTGCAGTTAACTCTTAAAAGGAATAATTTATAATGGCAAGTAGACCATCGTTATACCCTTATTGGGCTACTACAACAACAAATCTTACAGGAACAGGTAATACTAATAAGGTCACACCTAAAACATCCCTTAGAGATATTGGTTGGGATTTAGGTCAACAACCCACTTGTGAAGAATTTAACTGGCAGTTAAATAATATTGATCAGTGGGTAGAGTATTTAGATAGTGTTGTTTATGCAGCAACAGCATCTGATACAGCTAATACATTAGCATTGAGAGATAGTAATTCAAGCTTTTCAGTCAAGCAATTGACAAGCACTGCACCTGATGGAACTAAACCTTTTAATGTAACTTCAACAACTAAAGTTGATAATTTGAATGCAGATTTGTTAGATGGATATCCCACATCTCAGACAGCAACAGCTAGTACGGTGGTTGTTAGAGATAGTAATGGTAAAGTTGTTTCAGATTTGACAGGTAACGCTGATACAGCAGCAAAATGGCAAACTGCACGTAACTTAGCTTTTACTGGGTTTGCAATAGGTAATGCTAACATAGATGGATCGGGTAATGTTTCTATTAATCTGTCTCAAGGTGCAGGAAGTTTACATGCAATGACAAAGACCTTGCTATTGAGCACATCTTCTGTAAATTCATCTGTGAGTGTTAATATACCTAATAGTCTTTTTGGAGGAGTTACACCCTCTTTTGTTATGTTTTCAGCAAATGCAAACAGCACCACGGCTGCGGATATTACAGGATACACTTTAAATGTAGGAACTTCTCAAAACTTAGCAAATGTTTTAATGGCATGTGGAACAGATGACACAGATCAAGGTAATGGTAGGATCTATGCCGCATCGACATTTGTCCTTCCATATTCTACTACTCAAGATTTTTATGTAGCAGCAGGAGCATATAGCGCTTTTACTTGCACGACCAACATTTATATTGTGGGGTATCAACTATAATGTATGTTTATAATTATGATGAAAACTATATTTTTACATCTGTGTCTTATGTTGAAGATGCAGTAGAGGAGAGTAAAGGGTTTTCTTTGATTCCTCCAGAAGATACTTCTGCTTTTGGGTGTTACTCTTATGAAACCGGCAAGTGGGCTCTTGTAAAAGATAATGATCAACAATTAAAGCTTACAGCAAGAAAAATAAGAGATCTTTTGCGTAAAGGAATTGATAAGTTTCTACTTCCTGCATCCACTATCTCCGACCAGTTAGTAACAGAAGAACAGAAAACAACTTTAATTCAAGATTCACTAACACTTGCTAAATGGCCTGCACAAGAAGGCTGGCCTTATATTGATTTACCTGTTTTATCAGATTTGTGTAAATCACTTTTATCAATTCCTGTTTGGGAATATCCAACTCAAGAAGTTAGCTAAGAGCTACATAAGGAACTTTGTTGGCATTTTTAGATATTCTGGTAAAAATCATATTCCCTGTACTTTCAGCAGGAACATTCCTATTAATTGGGGCTGTTAAGTATAATTTTGATAACCATGTTCAAGGATCGAAGAAACTTAGAGAAGAGTTTGATGTGTTAAGAGAAGCCTACCATAAAACAAGAGAAGAACTTATTAGACTTCAAGCCGAAGCAGTTACTCGTAAAGAACTTAAAGAAGTGTTTAAAGAGTTTGAACAACGCTTTGATACGCAATTTAAAGCTCTTGATGATAACTTGAACACAAAACTTTCAGGTCTTAAAGATCTTCTGACTGAGAAAATAAACAATCATTAAGAGGTAAGATGTATTGGGATTATTGGCAATTTATTCTATGCATCTTTACTTTGTCCATGATTAAAAAGAAGGCTATATTCTTTTGGTATATCCTTCTGCTTGTTTACTACTTATTAGTAGATTTCTATAGTTACTTACTACCCATAGGTAGTTACCTCATAGATCTAGGTCTTCTTGTTGTTATTCATAAACAGCATAACTTGTTCCAAATAGTTCTAATAAATATGATCTGGTTTGAACTATTTAAACTCTTTCCTGATCATATTTATCAGTTCTTAGAGACAAATCCACTATTTTATTTAGACACACTGTTGTGGTATTCCTTTGCAGAACTAGAAGCAAAAGATTTAACCATAAAAAACATAGTGTTGATTGTCTCCATCCTCTATCTGTATATTTCAAAAGGGATAATATAATAATGACAACTCCGGTTAGTCCAGCAACTACATACACACAAGCAGTAGAGCTTACTATCTTTGATTCTAATCAGTTCCATGAGATTGTGAATGGTGATGCAGCAGCTACAGTAACAACTGCTTCTGGTGATGTAGACACAGTTCGTAAAGCATTAACAGACAACTTTTACTTTAAATCTCCTATTCTTTGGAGTAATGGTTCTACTAATACAGTTTTTAATCAGATCTACACCTATACAGATGGAACCTTATGGTTCTCTCCTTTTGCTACCTCAACCAACCCAATCAGTTTAACAGTCAATGGGCCTTATAGTGACACTAACTGGAAGATGTTTACTGGTGGTAAGGCTATTGCACCAGCAGGCGGTCGCTATATTCAAGCAGTGGCTCCTACACAAGCTGTTGTAGGTGATAGTTGGTATAACACTGCAGACGGAAGAACTTATGTCAAGTTTAACGATGGGACATCTGTTCAATGGGTAGAAGAGTCTCCCCAAAGTGCAAGTGAAGAAGGTGCATTTGTAGGTCTGAGAGTGCAACTTGCGAGATTAGCCGCTGAAGCAGGTTATAACTTAGTTTCAGGATCCTTTGAAGAAGGTGGTACATTAACATCCTCATCTGATGTACTGTGGTATCAGGCCGATGGAAAGTATTATTCTTGGTTTGATAATACTGCTAAGACCGTTAATGCTGGATCAACTCCTGCTACATCTGGTGGGGTTAGTGCTGGCGCGTGGGTTGATAGGACGCAGGACACACTAAAAAGCGAACTAATGTCAATTTATGGCTCAGGTATGATAGGTAGTGAATATACTGGAACTATAAAACAAACATTAACTAAAGTTTTAACTCCTGAAATGTTCCTGGCTGTTGGCGATGGAGTAACAGACGATACCGCAGCATTCAACGCGTTAGATGCGTTCTTGTACGCAAACAGAACCACCCCTTTTAATATAGTGCTGAACAATACGTACATAGTTAATCCGACAGGGTGCACACACGCTTTTGGCAGCAGCAATGCCCGACTTTTTTCGCTTTACTGCGCAGGTTCTAAAGTAAGCGGAATTGGGTTAGTAAAAATATCAAGCGCATTCTCGTACTCATCAACACCCGGTTCAGAATTTTATTGGGCTGTTGTGCAATCATTTGCGAATGATTGCCTATGCACAGAAATAGGATTCAACGGCAATGGGAAGCATACTGGTTCTGGCTACAATTCTAGTATTACCAACATACGTTTCGAGCTTTTCGCGTGCTTAGGCGTTGCAAGTGTAACTCAGTACTCGAATAACCAAGTTGTAGGTTGTCGCGGCAAGGATTTTGGCGGTCAGGCTGTAGCTATACAATATTGTGATGACGCTAAAGCTTTACGTAATTCATTTTATGGGCACACTGGTATTGCTATATCAGCGGGGTCAAATCCTGTTATAGCGTTTAATGTGTCAAGAAATTGCTACGATGCTCCAATTGGCTTGAATGGTGGTAGCAATGCAAGTGTTTGTTTTAACTACAGTGACACCACCTCGAACGGCTCTGGTATTGATATTGTAGGTGTTAATGGATTCGCTGTTTTCGGTAACGAGATTCTTCACTCCTTCGGAAGTGGTATTAAAGTCTCTTACAGCGCACAACTTGGTGTGGGTTCTATCGACGGGAGTGTATATAAGAATAGATTAACAGCAAATTGCCGATATACTGGTAGTCCTGTTGTTTCCGAGATAATGATAGGTAATCCAGTTGATACGGGGCTTGTTAATGCCACTAATATTATTGTTGATGATAATACAATATACTTAGATGGTAGCATAGGCTCTACTTCCGATAGGGCTTTATTCGTTGGTTTTGGGGCTTCCAATGTCTCATTACAGAATAACAAAATAAAAGGCGTTCATTCATCCTCTGGTAACACAATAACAATTGCTGGTACGACACCTTACTTAACTATAGTTGGAAATGAGTGGTCAGGTGATACTATTATTCGGCCAATACTTATATCTTCACCCGGACAATCAACACCTTTTGTATGCAATAAAAATAAAGGTTTAGCTATAAATTATACTAGCAGTACATTCTTCCCAGACTCAGGTGTGATGTCTGATGATGGTTGGTTGAGTTATTCAGTAGAAAGAAATGTTACAACTGGGGGGCTACAAGTACTTACTGTACCGTTTTCCGCATCAAATGATATGTGTGAGATTATAGTTGATGTAGTTCAGCGAGGCGATACGGGTGCTGTACAGCAGAGAATCATTGCGAGAGGTAATTCAGCTGTGACAACAGCGGTGTTGAGTAATACATCGGTATGGTCTTTCGGAACTAACCCTCCAACCGTTACCGTAGATACTACAACGACTGGGCAGTTAAAAGTGTCTGTTGTATCTACGGGGGCTACTAGAATTTCCAAGATTGGCGTAAAGGTTAAAGCTTACGAAGGTATAAATATAGTTTTTAGATAAAAAATAATTAAGCTGTCTAGCGCTATGGTTGTGTTTAATGTGGAGGTGGCTTTGGTTTGTAAAGGCTATATAATGATATTATCAGTTACGTACGCATCTTCACCATCAAGCGATCTGTTAATTCCAACGCTTGAATTCAACAACGAGGCAGCCGGAGTAATCCGGCTTGCTCATTTATGACTACTTTAATAGATAAGAAGCCACTTTATTTGCCTGAAGATATCACGTTATAGTGTAAATTTTATACTAAATCAACTGAAATCTAGGTAAGGAAGTAAAAGTTCTTTTGCTTAACAGGGATATAATAGGTTAAGCATACCTGCTTCAAATGGAGAGTACAAGTTATACTGCAAATCTAACGGTACTTATCATGATTTAACATTGGTGCCTTTAGGCACCATCCCTGCGCTAATCACAGTGTATACAAGGCGTCAAGGTGCAGATATCTATGAGCAACTATTTAACTATTTTATAACATTGATAACTCTATAGGTAGTACATGCATTATTATATCCAACGATCTATTAATTAGGTATTAATTAGATAATATCAATAATAAAGCCGGAGTGATCCGGCCCAAGATTCGTTTTAATATTAAATACTCTTAAACTATCAAAACATAAAGGTTTTATTAGAATGGTGTATAACTTAAAACCAACAACACCCTTCCTGTTACTTTTACATACAACCTAAAAGTTCACGGTATTGTAGTGCAATAGGACTAAAAGGAATATTGTCATCAAAAGGTAAACCTTCAAACAGGGTGTTCGTTACTGAACTTACCACCACACCCATTTCTTTAGCTTTCTCAGTTTTAACTTCTTCTGCAACAGGTTCAGGTTTAACTTCCACAACTACGTTAACTGGAATTACTACATTAGGTTTAATAACTTCATCCACAATAAGTGGAACATCTTTTAACTTGATTTCTGTGGCAACCATAGCAGCAACAATTTCTTCTGCTTTTGATAAGATTGTTTGAATATCAGAAGCAACACAATTTGCCGCAGATTTCAAAGCATCACCAAGTTTTGCACCGATATCGTTTTCATGGTGTGTTTCTTTGTATTTACTAACCAGACAATCACGTAACTTGTTAACAGGCTGATACAACTCTTCTACAAGTTCTTGTGTCTTATCTAGCTCACTAACACCTACAGCATTATAAGCTACATTCCACAGGTTACCTAATGTCATCTTGAACTGACGTTCAGGAGAACCCCATTTAGCTTCTTGCACACCTGATTTAGATGTAACATTAATCGTTGGACGATCTTCATAAACCTTTAAGACCTTAACAATAACTTTTGTTTCAGGATTGTAGTGAAGATTATATCGATTACCTACTGTCAATGGCTTACCTTCAAAAGTAAAATCTTCTGTTGGTAGAACCAACTCAATAGGATCACCTGCAGGATCTTGCTTATCCATTGGTTGACCTATTACATTCAAACCTGTGATGTTTTCAATACGTCCAAAGAACTTCTTATTCTGTTGCTTGATAGGCTTCTCAGGAGCTTTCTCTACAACAGGTGGTGTAGGTGTATTGGTTACCACAGGAATTGATTTAACACGCTTGTACGAGCTTGTATAGACCTTATTCTTTTCGTTTAGAACTACAACAAACTTAACATTCCAACCTAATTGAATATCTGTAGGCATACCTTCTACAAGGTCAGTTAGATAGATCTTATCTTCACCAACTGTAATAATGGTGTACTTGATTCCACGAGCAATATTTGTGATCTGCCCTTCACAAACATCATATTCTTTATCTTGAATGATTTGTTTACTAATCATAGTTTCTCCTTCTATGCTCACTTGTGAGTGAACTTTGTTCATCTGCATGCAGACATTCAGATTATTGGTATTGAACCTCTCCGCCCTGAACGGCGGAGATTCTTCCTTCAACGAAATTCAATAGAATTTCTCCAGAAGCTTAAACGGTAGTTCCTACCGCAAAAACAGTTATGCTTTAATCCTCTACCTAAAGTAAGAGGTTTTCGCATTAAGCTAGATAAAAGAGCTGACCTTATAGGTCAGCTTTATTTGTTTCTACAAAGATATTCTAGAACGGAATACTATCAAAAGGGTCGTCACCTAAATCCAAATCAGGGGTGTCATCTGTTGGTAAATCAAGAACAGGTTCTTGTGCTGGTGCTTCTTTCTTAGTCGGTGCTGGAACACCGAAAGCTGCAAAAGGGTCGACATAACCACCAGAACCTGAGCCTTCTGACTTAACCACCTTCAGGACACGCACCTGACCTAAATTGAATGCCAGATGTGGTTTATCTTGATAGGTAGTATTGTAAGCAATAGCTTCTACCAAGACTTCGGAACCTTCAGACAACCAATCAGTAATTTCTACATCAGGGTTATTGGCATCCAGTACACGAATTTTCCAAGGTTTTACTTCGCCAGTTTCTTTGTTACGGATCTCTTTATTTTGACGTAAAGTCAATTGATAATGAGAGAATACTTTCTTTGGTTCTCCTGTTTCATCATCAATAACGTCTTTACCTTGAGCATCTTTAACTTTCAGTTCAACACGTTTAAGACCTGTCAGTCTACGACCCTCGGCGTTGGCAAACTTCTTCAGTTCCAAATAATCTTCTTTGGACAACTTAATAGAAAGATCAAAAGCTTTATCTACAGGCTTCAACTGTTTTGGGAACAGTTTAGCACGAAAGATTTCACCTTTAATGACTAGACGATCACCAGCTTTTTCAAAAGAACTGAATTTAATGTTTTCGGATACGTTTAATGGCATAGTTTTACTTCTCCTTTAGAGATTAAATTGTGAGCTTATGCTCGGATTGTTTTTTGAACCTCTCCGCCCTAAAGGACAAAGATTCTTCCTTCATAGAGCTGCTAATTGCAGCTCTCCAGAAGCTTTAACGGTAGTTCCTACCGCAAAAACAGTTATGCTTTCATCCCCCATCTAAAGGAAGAGGTTTTCGCATTAAGCTAGATAAAGCCCATCACAATTAAGTGATGAACCATTTTAGCATGTGATATTTAAAAGTCAATAGTTTCTAGGTTGTTATCATAGTCATTTTGTATCTTGTCAATGACACGTTGAAGACCTGAGATAACGCGAAGGTCTGTTTGTTCTTGTTGCAAAATCTTTGTGTATTTTATCTTGGCTTTCTGCCACTCACGGTGAACACTTAATGGTTGGTAATAATACCCAAGGTTTATTTGCTGTGTTTTAAATACCACTCTAGACTTATACTTACCATTATACATTACAACCCCTAAAGGGTAATCTCCTCGGTCGTTTAACCTTTTTGTAAGAAATGTGTTTACTTCACTACTTACAAAACAACAAGTTTCAGGACTATAGATCTTATTTTGATAAACCAGAAGGTCTTTATCCAACTGCTTCCCTTTCCAATCTTGTTGCTCCATCCAAGCTTTGAAATTAGAAAATAGGAGCCACTCTTTGCAAACTGAACAACCTCTGTAAGTTGGAATTCTATTGTGGAACTTCTCTGAGTAGCACCTCTGAAGCATGTTCTCCCATTTACTGTAGAATGGACATTTCCAAACATTAAGTCCACTTACAACAGCCCTTATTTTATAGTTGGCATCATTTATACCAACACCTTGTACTAATCTCAACAAACCTCCTATAAAACATTAATGGGTGTGTAGCCAATTGAAACCTGCCATACACTCTCCCACAGTTGGCACTTTTACACCATAAAACTCACCAGACATCAAGAATGCTTTAATCATTAAACCTGCAAAGTCTGACTCGAACACCAAAAATTGACCATCAATTTCAGATGGTTTGGTAAAAGTATAATCACCAACACTTGTATGTGATTTCCACAAAGCTTTAGCTTCATCTTCAGAATCAAACTTGTAGATATTTTTCACATACTTCTTGTGAACACAAAACTGCATTTCATCCAAAGTTCAATGCTGCCGCAACACAGCACCCGCAGCTTTACCTGCAAAGCTCCATAGTTTCCTATGAAGGTCGGATCATATCACGAACCTGCACCCTGTGCAGGCTCCTCTCCATTTCGGGTGGACATAAACTTCCCTACCCTACTCTACTAAGTCCTCACAACAAATTAGGTCGTTGCTAACTGTTCGATGATCTCTGAACCCGATTTAACTTGGCTGCTGATTGGCGTATCTTTCGACTTAGCTTTCCAGCAATTAAAAGAGTTGTTCAATATATATTACTATATAAGGCCACAATATTATTTATGGGTATGACTCCACTGCCATGCATCTAAATTTAACTGTGTCAACCAACTATCCATATAGCATGATCCTAACTTAGCGACCATATTAGCTGCTGATTGGAATATTGCATTACCAGCGCTGTGAGGACTTCTAGGTGTCAGCTTACGTCCATCAATACCTATAACACACTTGTTCTTTTTGTAGAATTTAACAAGATCATCGTTGAACAATTTTAAAGGTTTATTGTCTTCCCAATAAAGCTCGTACCTCGCTTTAGCAACATGGTCTGGGCACTTCATTAAAGGTATTAGAGCTTTGTATCCGCAATTATACGCCAGAGCATATGCTGGTGATTTTGCATCTGACCTTGAAGCTAATCCCCACAATTTTTGGTTGTTTGTGTGAGTGTCAAAAGTAGGGTCAAGAATACGATCTGCATAAGCTTTGCCTTGTGGGTAAGTTATAATGTAGTTAGCCTTAATACGATCCTCAATAGCTGATAAGTCAGCGCCAAAGATGTAGTAATCCTCTGGAGCCTCAAGCACCTCACGGCATTGGTGACCATATAGTCCTCGTGTGGGTACGTTGACGATCCCGCGATGCTGGACTCTACCCGAAACAGCTCCATGCGTCAAACCACCCTGATGCACCATACCTTTGTCATCCATACTTCCAAGGAAACCTTGAAAAACCGTTATACGGTGGCGGTAGGTACGCATGTCAGAGATTAGTTTACCTGCTTCACCTTGGATAGTGTGGAACGAAGTTTCCGTTAGTTTTGGCGATCCAAGCACAGCGTTACCTTCTACATCCCTTGCTGGCTTACCAATAACCTGCCCATAGTATGGTGAAGCCGGATCTTTAGATTCAGTTTCTGTCACCTTTTTCTTGTTATACTCGTCAGGTATCCACCCAGAATCAAGGAGTAGCTTGGTAACCTGATCAGGGCTTGTAAGCTCAAGTTTAAACCAGCCAACACGACAATATGGGCCATCGACCACTTCTTGAGGGTCATATTGTATATCTGGCATTATATATGTTCTTGTGGAAACTGTACCATCCTTTCTGGCTGCGCCCTTTTTCTTTATGATCTCTGTTGTAAACGGATCAAACCATTCTTTTGTAGACTTCATCAGTTGACCACCAACAGTTTTAAACTTTTTAACTCCGTCAGTTTCTTCTACACCTTTCAGTTTGGCATCAACCATGTCAGGTATCATTGGTAGTATTGGTTCAAGACCCTCTTCGCAGTTATTTACAAGCTGTGTCAGTTCGTCCACATATTTATTAGACTTTTCCTGATTTAAGATAATACCATCTCTGTTTTCCTGCTTAGAAAATATATAAAAGAATTTGTGTTCTAAACCTAATGCGCTTGAAAAATCTGGCTTACTGTAGTTTCTAACCTCACCTAACCCCATCTTATTTGGAAGTATAAGTTTACGACCTGCAAGCTTGTTATTGACAAAACTGAAGTAATCTAAACCCATCTTCTCGAACAGGTAATTATGGATTCGTCCTTGTAAGATTGTATCCTTTTCACAACGCTCTACAATTATAGGTTCAAACTTATCCCAACGGTCAATATGAACTTTAGAATCACCAAACTGAACAGCGTATGACTGCACAGAGTGTTTACCTAGTTTGATTTTCTTACCATCTTCTGTTTCACCCCAAGACATTTGACGATCAGGAGATACCATTTGAGATATAAGCATGGTGTCAAAGATACAAACTTTCTTGTTATCCATAAAGAAATCTGGACCTACCCCCCATTGGGTCCCATGTAGCTTGTTGTACATCCAGAAGTCATAACCGATACCATTATGCAGGGACATCATCTTTGCCCCGCGCATTATGTCAAAAGCCTTATCAAACCAGTTCTTGCCGTCATACTGACTAAAAGTTATAACCTCACCAGATTCTAAGTCATGAATACTGGTGCAGTAGTCTTCAGTTACATCCATATACAAGCCGTTCGCTTCAGAATCAATAACAATAAATTTAAAATCTGACAAGATCACTCCTATTAAATTGGTGATTCCAACTCTTCAAATACTAACTCTTCATCATAAGGATCTGCAAAAGCTCCTGATGACAACTCTTTTATTGTCTCTACATCGTAGTTTGGATTTCCTGCTAAGTAATCCTGTTTATCATAAATACGATGTTCTTTATTGACATATAAATACTCACCACATGGGCCGGTTGTACCAACACCACGAGCCTTAGTTATCTTAGCATGAGTTGTATTACGCTCCAATTCATCAGGTGCTTCTTTGTCGCGCATAAGGATAATGTTGATACCACCAGATTTGAAGATAGTTGATGTACCATGAATATCTTCTTCGTTTAACTCTGCACCCTTAGAGTTGGCCTTTGCCCCACCACTTGATTTACGTGAATGGTTGATGTTGATGATATTAATCTTCTCACGTTTTACAAGGTCTTTCTGCCACTTCAGGAACACAGGATGCTCAATCTCTGGCATCACATCTAGGATGTCCTGCAAAGGATCTAACACAATAATTTCACAACCTAAAGATTTAACAAGGTAGTCAACACGTTCCTGAATATTAGACACATCAGAGTCAACAACATACAAGCGTGGTGTACCATCTTCTCTTGCCCACAATTCTTTTCGGCGTTCAACATTCTCAGGACGGCTAATATATTCGACACGTTCAGCAGCAGTCTTAAACAGGTTAACCTTGACACCTAAGAATGCAGAGCTAAGATTAATTGCATACTCACCCTCAGAGGCTTCCAGACTTACAATCCCAACGCGCTTGTTTGACTTCATGATCCAGTGCAAGATCATAGCATCAATGAATGTCGATTTACCAGATCCTGAAGCACTCAATACGTTAACAATGTAACCTACAGGGATACCACCACAAAGCATATCTTCCATCCGGTGCATAAATGGAGGAAGTGAAATACGCTCAATCGCTGCCTGTTCCAGCATCTTAGCTTCTAACTCAGTAGAAGGTGTCACACCTGCCATAACATACTGCTTGGCGTTGTAGAATGCAGAGACAAAACGTTGTTGCATGTTCTGTTTCAAACACTCGCAAGGATCTTTTGCAGGCATACTCATTACTTTTACTTTTCCTGATGGTAATGATCTGCAAATACTGTCAACTTGGTCTTGGCCTGCCTCATCCATATCCATTGCTACGATGATATTCTCAAACTTATTCAAGAACTCATAGTTAGCTTTGATTTGAGCTACAGCAGACAACGCACCACAAGTAGGTGACACTACCGCTACAGGGTCGTACTTACCTTCTGTACCTTTTGACTTCTGGTAATCCAACATCATCTGGTAAGCAGCAGGTGTATCCTCTTCACCCTCTACAATGATAACATACTTACCACCAGATTTGAATCGGAACTGACCAAACAACTCACAATCTTTACTGTTTCGTCCAACAGGTCCACGAGAGAAATCTTTAGGGAGTAGGCGGCTCTTATAACCTACAAGCTTACTGTCTTGCAGGATTGGGTAATAACGTGCATATAAGCTGCCACTTTGAAACTCAGTACGGATACCATAGAATTGGTGTGTTTCGTCCCGAACACCACGGAAATTGTTGGATTTATACTTAGCTTTGGTTTCTAACTCTTGACGTTGTTCATCAGTGATCACAGGCTTTTCTTTATGTTGCATTTTAGATTTATCAATTGTTGACACACTACCTCCATTTTTACTCTTTGTACTTACTTGGCTTGACTTTTCAATACCAAATATTTCAGCTAGGTAACTGCCAGCTACCTTACTCTTGTTAAAGAATTCACCACAAACAAAACAGGTGGCATCATAAAAAATCTCACCTGTCTCCTCATCTTCTTTTGCATAAACCTCTAAACCATCCGAGGAGCTGCATTTGTCACTAATACACGCAAACTTACCACAACCGTAACCCAAACAAACCTCCTATCAGACGTTATCTTTGAGAACTCTTAACATATCTTGTGTCATTAGTTCCAAACTCTCAAGGGTAAAAACTAAAGTAACAGGTTCTTGCTGGTCTTTTACAAAGAATGGGATTGGGACATGAGCAGGACAAACACCTTTAATAGAGCTATCGAAGTGATAATCTACTCCTGAATATGCATCTGTAAAATCATACTTTACGACCACTATCTCAGTATTCTCTGATTTTGGTTCAGGAATACGTTTCTTAGTTTTAAAATCTACACTAATAACTTCACCCATTATCTTGTTCCTCTTTGTCTAGTTCTTCCCAAATTGCATAAGTTTCATGTAACTCTTTCATTGCTTGTTTGTAAATGTAATCAATCTCTCCTGTCTCAAACAATGCAATTATTGCATCTTCTGTGAAGCGACTTTCAAGATATTGTACAAATTCGATAGGGTAATCTTGCATTTGTTTTCCTACAAAGTTAGGAGACCTTAAAGGTCTCCTATAAAATACTTAACAGTAAGCAGCCACAACATCGTTGATGCTGTTAATATTAGCACCCAAACCTTCTGGTTCAAAGTTCCAAGAACCTTCATTACGAACTAGATTACCAATATGTAGAACGTTATCATTTACATACTGACTGATATTGTAATCAGCAACATGTTCACCTGTATCATTATCAAACAAAGAGAACTTAGCATTACCGATCATTCCAAAGGTTTGACCGCGATTGTTGTTGTTGCCTTGGAAAATCACTACATAGATTGCAATGATTGGACGATCAACTGGTGTTTTAGGTAGATTGAAGAAGATACTTTCTACATCAGAACCATCTGTATTATCTACAGGAACTGAAGCGCAACCTGATGGATGAGTTTTATTTTTAAAGTAAACAACATCTGTAGCTGCATTCAGTTTACTGTTTGCGTCAAGAACAATACCAAACAAATCCAAGTCAAAATCAACACCAGTGACTTGTCGCATCTGCCAAGACATATCGCCACGCAGGTTAACTAAAGATGGTGCTGCTTTAGTCAGATCTAGAATCATTTCAGGGTTTTTGTTCAAATCTAAAGTAATCATGTTTTCAATCTCTCCAAATTGTGTGCTTGCTTGTGAACTAAAAAGTTTGTTTAAGAAGTTTAAAGGTGAATCTTTACGGAAGATCATAGTAACCTACCTCTTACAAATTTGCAAGCTGTTTTTCTTGTTTGTTTGCAGACTTAACTGAACTATATGTCGCACCACCTAGTAGGCATACAGATACTAAACCCATAAATCATTCAGGGATCTCTACAAACAAACCAACATACATGCTTACTGCCAAAGCCAAGATAGATAAGAAAGCTCCATTTTCAAGGTATTCTAGCTCAGCTAATGTGTTCTCTTCAACAAGTTTAATAGTTAAAGATCGGATTGCTAAAGCACCTACAGATAAGCCTGCTGTTACAATCAACACATCTCCAGACATTGCAATTGCTGCTACTACTCCATCTGCGGAACAAGAGGCGTCAATCAACTCTGTAGTAAGGAACGCACCAAAACCACCGGTCAAGAATGCCCACTTACTTTCTTGAAGATATTCGTCAGCCAACTCTAAAGCGTTCTTAATTACCTCTACAACAATGAAAGCTGCAACACCACCAATTGACGCATAGAATACACTAATATCTTCAATCTTCAAGCTTACTAAATAACTTCCGATCAGAATAATGATTGCACCAAAAGATTCAAACTTCACTGCTTCAAGGAAAACCTTCAATTTCTGTAAAGGAACTTCAATAACTGGCAACCAATGTGTTTCTTTCTCAGAATTCATAAAGAACTCAATTGCAAGTAAACCTAAGAAAGCACCACCTGCACCTGCAATAACATGTTTGGATTGCAGCAGGATATCTTTAAACCGTTCATGATCATTTAATGCCATATGGAGTGCATCTTTCAATGTCATGTGGCCGATGTCACTAACAATTTCCAATGGTAACCAGAAGCGAACCACACCAACGGCTACAAACATACCAACAGTTAGGAACATCATCTTCCAGAAACCGTTCATCTCTTTAATCTTTCGACTGTTCACTACGGCATTATCGAAACTCAAAGAAATCTCAAGGATTGTTAAAAAGATAGCAATCTCCATCGACTCAAAACTGTTACCGGTATAGAGGAATAATGTTGTGTATGCAAATAGTGCGAATACAACATCAAACCAAAAATACTTTAAAAAACTTTTCATTTCTCTTCCTTTTAATTGAATCATATTATGAGGCAATTCCTATAAAGATTAACCTCACAGTGAAATTAGATGTTAACCTAATTTGTTAATAAAAGCAACTAACTTATCATTAGTCAGTGTAGCTAGTAAGGTTTCTTCAGTTTCCTGTGTTGGATTGGAGATATAAGTAAAAGCAACCTTATCATGTTTTTCAGCCAACCCTTCCAAGTATTTCACAGGTACTCCTCGACCAATACCAATGATCTGTAGAAACTGATCATCTTTTAGATTATTAAGTTTCTTATCAAACTTACCACGATCTTGATTCTCACCATCTGTTAACATTACAACATAAGTTGGATACTGTTTAACAGGTTTGGGTGTAGGTTTTCCTAACCAACGTTTCCATAAGCTTACTTGTTCTTTGTCTTCCTGTTGGTTGATCCACTCCAAAACTGGACAGAATTCTGTTCCACCTTGTGCAACGATATTGTGACGTTTAATATAATTCTGTGCAGTATTCTTTAATGTAATAGGAGCTGACTCAAACAACTCTTCTTCAAAGAAAGCTACATCCAATGAACTGTCATTATCAAAGGTCATACCAACTGCTGCAAACACATTCAGTAAGGAATCTACCCAACCAGAGGTATAGAGGTAGTACATCGAACCTGATTTATCAATTGCTACTTTTACCTGCATAGTTGGAATTTCAATAACACCTGCTTTGGTTAAATCTAACTCAAAAGCTTTCGACAAGTCCAGCGTAATAGCCATTTGTTTTTCTCTCCTATATTAACGTTTTAAATTGCTGCCGGTTTATGAATTAATTCTTTCAGAAGTTCTTTCTGAATACTTTCAATCTTTTTGATCTCTGCATCAGAAGTAGTTAAGAAGTTCTGTTCAATACTGGAAACATCTTTAATTGATTTAAGAATGTTACTTCTAATGTTTAAAAGTGTTTCTGTTGTCACAGTTGGGTCACTATATGCCTTAGCAGCAGCAATGGAGCTAGTGTAAGCTGCATCAGAACTACTTACAAGTGTTTTATTCACCAAAGATTTTGTGTTGTTGATCAGGTTAATAGATTTCTGGTTATCTAAAGCTGCTACAAACAATGCAAACTCAACTTTCAGTACCGGAATAACCTGAACACAAATATCATTAAGTGTTGCTACAGCAGCACGACTGGCCTGTTGTCGTTGACGGATCTTAGGGGAATTAGATTCAGTCAGAGCTTTCAAACGAGTCATAGCATCTTTCTTGACCTTCAGAGCATACAACACACCATGCATGTCAGCCAACTCTTGAGCTCTCATCATATACTCAGGATCGGATTCGTCTACCACAAACTTACTGATCTTATCTTCACAAGCACCAATGTAATTATCAGTTTGTTTCAAAACTTCTACAAGACCTTGATAACGTGTATAGTTCTCGTTGTAGATCGCTTCTAAGTTCTTGATCCAAGTGTTCTGCAAATCAATATGATTATGGATCTTGGTAGTGACTGCACCAAGACCTGCTTCCGCTGTCTGTAGCTCACGTAGAAGCGTTTTCTTCATATCAAAGAACAAACCTTTTACCTTACCAACCAAACCTGTCTGAGTGTATTTGGCAGGGTCTAAACGATCTGCTTGAACTTGTAGTTCAGCAACAATACCACCAATGTCTCCCATATCTGATAATGAGAGAGTCTTAACAATCTTCTCGGCAGTGGCACCAACATTTTGCGCTTCGATAGCACCTAATGCTTCTACTTGTTCATAGCTCACTGGAAGGTTAGAAGTTTTAACGTTTCCTGCAAAGATACTTTTCCCAACTTTACTTGCAGAAGCAACAACTTGAAGTTCACCTTCCTTAAAGCCAGTGCCCACTTTAAAAGCTCTTGCTAAAAGATCATCTCTTTTAGGCCCCTCTTGATGGGATTGTTGTGTAGTTCCATCAAGGCTTAACTTCTCCCCTATACCAACCTTAATAGCTCCTGTAGAGGATATTTTCTTTAGTGGTGAAGTCATCACAATAGCCCTTTACTAAGAAGTTTCTCTTTCAACTTACGATCCATAACTTGCTTAACAGTCTGACTGAAACTAACAGCATCTTCATAAGCAACTTTTAACTCAAGAACATTATCTGCTGCACGTTGAGCCTTCTTATGAAGATTGTCAATAGTTAGACTATCGAGGTATGCTTCCAGCTCATCTTGTGTCATGTAATCTGTGCAGGTCTCTAAGACTGGTTTGCTCATTTATAATCCCCTTTCTATTTAAACAAATTGTAATTCGTGTTCATCTTTAGTTGACTTAACCTTAACAGTTTTCTTCTTTGGTTGCAAGTCATTTCCTAAAAGATATTTGTAGGTAAAGTAAATATTCAGGAAAGCCTCTACAGGAATAATCCACTTATAACAGTCATTGTGACTAGTGTTGCTATAGAAAGCTATACTAACAAATACAAGCTGACTTCCTAAAAACAATTTAGGAGGTAAGTTGGATAGGTTTTTAATATAATCTCCTAGTGTTCTAGTTCCTTGTGTAAAGAAAGATATGGAGTAATCTACTACAAAGTTAAACATAAAACAGATAACCGTTAAGACAGAAAATATAAATGCAATTATATACATAGTAGAGTAATAAAACCACGAGTGAACTGTAATAGGAGGATCTACGGGTAAGTCCACAGGAGGTAGTAAATATATCAACCCGATTAACACCAATAGACTACCGCCCCAAATCAGTTGTGATTTAAGAAACACCTTATATACTTGCTTGTCAACCTTTTCCTTATAATTAAAACCAGAACGCAATAGACACAACATCAGAAATAGCGTTGTTGGAAGCAACAAAAACATTACTCCATAGAAGCAACCACTGAACATTGTCATAAGGAATAGAGTCCCCACAACACCTAAGAAATCATTCTTTAAAATGATCTTCACATCTTTAAAGAAAATCTTCAACTCTTCCATTATAACTCCTTAGCAAACATCTTGATTGTATAGTATTCTTCTTGGAAGTCACGATCATCATATCTCAACCACCGCTTCCAAGCACGTTTCAATGTTCTTATGTGAACCACATCAACCTCCAAATATTGTGTAAAACAACCATATTAAGATTGTGAAAGTAACTATAAAACTTACTAGGAACAATGTCAAGTACTTCATAAAGACAATTCACTCCAACCGTTAAGAACTTTACCCACAAACAGCAGCTCATCCCCAAAGGTTTCTTGTGCTTTCTCAATAGCTTTCTTAGCTTTACTAGAAACTACAATAACATTACCTTCAACAAAACCTAGATCATTTGCTTTACGGATCAAACGTGGTTGGAACTCTTCTTCAGCAACCATCAACAACTTGTCTTTTGAAAGTGAACAGAGTTTCTTCAGCATCATTTGTTTCACTTGTGCCAAGGTCAACTCAAAAGGAAGTTGTTGTTTAATGGCAAAATTAGCAATAGAGTTGTAGTAGTTAGAAACAAACAAATCATTCAAGATTTTTGTTGAAATTGAGTAACTAGTTTGTACGGTTGGTTCTTGAATAGCGTTTAAGTTTACATTACAAGTTTCTGGCATGACTTTTTCCTTAATAGGTTGTTCTAGTTTGTTAGGGAACATTGTAGCAATAACGTGCCGGTATTCTGCCTCTGTCCAATATTTTGACAGGATACGTTTGAGTTTGTCTTCATCAACTAAGATGGCTTTCATACGACCAACATATTTGTCTTCCTCTTCTGTTAGGGAAGATTTTCGTGTGTGAATATCTATCAGACAACCTTTCAATTGGTTAACCTTCTCACCTACAAGGATCACATTACCAGCAACATAACCAATAGAAGAACAAACACGCTCTACTGAGACCTTACCCACGTTGGTAGGGTTAAAAGAAACACCTGTATAATCACAACGTCCGTCAGACTTATTAAATAGGTGACGAAACTGATCAAAAGTTAATTGGAAATCGATGCCACGAGATTTAGCATCAGAAGCTTTTGATTTATACTTACTGGCAAGCAGTATGTCTGAGTAGTTCACAATGTTTTCCTTATATGCGGTGTTGCATTCGATGTGGAACAAGGTACTACAAAGAAACCTTTGTGTCAAAGTAAATATTGTAGAAAATAAGTTATTGACACTATCCAAAAGTTATCTTAAGATTAGCTCAACTTAAACCAAAGGAGAAGAACATGTCGCTATTTGATACTCTGAAACAAGAACGCAACATTGCCCGTTCAGCAGAACACCGAGATACTGTTGCTATCAATTTATACTCAACATTAGTAGGTGAATTAACTACTAAAGAAAAATCAGGCACAGAAATCACTGATGTTGTTGTAGTAGCCACTATCAAGAAATTCCTTGTAGGTGTAGAAGAAGTGTTGAAAGTTGCTCAACTACCTGTAGCTATTGCAGATGCAAACAAAGAGAAGAAGATCCTTGAAGCTTATCTGCCAAAACAGTTAACTTCTGAAGAGATCCGACACATCTTTGAAGTTAATGAGCTGAAGACTATGAAAGATGCTATGGCTTTCTTGAAGCAGTATTTTGCTGGTCAGTATGATGGAAAAGTTGCTTCACAAGTTTTTGGTAAAATTTCTAAATAGGCTGTTGACAGATTGAACGAGAGCTACTAAAATGTGCCTCGTTCGTTAGAGATGCTTAAAACTTTATCTAGCTTAATGCGAAAACCTCTTACTTTAGGTAGAGGATTAAAGCATAACTGTTTTTGCGGTAGGAACTACCGTTAAAGCTTCTGGAGAGCTGCAATTAGCAGCTCTATGAAGGAAGAATCTTTGTCCTTTAGGGCGGATAGGTTCAATTAAACTTGCAGCTTTGCTGTGATTAACAATCACCCACATAGTGGGCAATAAGGACTCAACATGATACAGTCAACACTTGCTAAAATAGCAGTTACTATGCTACTAGCATCTTCAACTGCCCATGCCGCAGCCCCTCACTACCCCGTAACAGCTTCAACTTGTGGGAAACATGTCCCTACAGTAGAGCTTATGGCTTGTAATATTTACCATGAAACAGCAGGAGAGATGGATAAGACCGCACTCAAAGGGTCACTGGCCGTTTCCTTTACTATTTTGAATAGGTCAATTGAATCCGGTGATTCGATTCGTGAAGTAATTAATGCACCAAAACAATTTTCATGGACTTCTGGAAACAGAAAGATAGTCTTACACAACGATATAGACCTTAAAGCGTGGCGATTATCCAAGGAAATTTCTAAACGGATGTTGCAAATGCAATCAGCACCAGAGGGTGTCAGAAGTTGGGCTGACATAACTAAAGGCTCCACTTTCTACCATGAAAAATCTGTTCATCCTATCTGGAGACACGATCTCATTAAGACAGCTCAAATAGGGAGTCATGTGTTCTATCGCCTTCCAGATGATCAACCTAAGCAGAATAAACCTGTTGCTTCTATGACCCAGTAAGAAGATTTTCTCAAATTTAAGCCAGAGTGTGTCAAAGCCTCTGGCTTTTGTCTATTTAAACGCTCTCTATGAGGCTTTAAATCAATTCCTAGGACATACCCGCTACATCGGTATTACCTTGATACAGGAAGGCTTAAAAGGGTCTTAAATTGGCTTAGAGTGCCGTGCTTCTATTTACCAACGTGATAACCTTTCTACAAAGATTTATCCAAAAATGCTTGCACTTATTTTTGAGATGTTTTAAGCTTCACTTATCAAACAAACAGTTAGGAAATAAAAATGGCTAAAATAGTAGTAACATTTAAGAAAGAACCTCAGTCAACTGGCCTAGCACGTATCGGTGAAGGTAGTGTTGTTACAATGAAAATCAAAAAGCAAAAGTTTGGCACAATCCGTTCTCCTAATTGGAATGACAAGTTTCATGGTTGGAAAATTACATTTGCAGTCAAAGATAATGATTTTGGTTGGAAGTGGAAACAGATCAAAAACACTTTTGAAACGGAAGAACTAGCAAGAGAATTTGCTAAAGAATATTTTCCATCACGAGTAGGTGATCTTTGTTTCTTGGAGGACTAGACCATGAGTAAACATCTAATCCATGTTTTAATCCCTTACACCACAGAAGTTGCTTGTGGTGCTCCTAGCCACTATGAAACCACAGGATCAAGGGAAACTGTCACCTGTAAGTTATGTAAGAAGACTGATTGGTATAAACAGTTACATTCGAGACATAAAAGCAAGACCCAAAATAAAAGGAGTAGATAATGACACCAGAACAATTGGCCTCAATAGATTTTTCTGATTTGGCCGAACAATGCATAACTCATATGTTGGAAGAGGAAAAGAAGATAAATCTCGCTTGTGAGCAATTCAGAATATCTTCAAAGTTTGATCATATAGTTGATTGCATCAAACTTACTTTAGATGTATTCGAAGAAGAAGATTTCCGCTATCGCCCGAAAGAAGTCTCAGAAGTATTTGGTTTTGAAGGTATCACAGAAGAAGATATTGATTTGTTTATCAACTGCTTAGATCGGGTTTCTTGGGCTGAGAAGCAAAACGTAGGGGATTTGATAACCTGTGATTTTGACTACCAGTATATCCATTTACATCAACTTGGTTTGTGGTTATTTAAAATGTGGGGACAAGGTTGTTTAATTCAGATATCAGGTTCCCACTTTAAACTTTAAGGATTAACTATGAAACATTACATCCACAAAACAATCATTGGTGCAGCATCTAATTTTAATGGTGCTCCTGATCATGCAATCTATGCACACTACAACTCTTACAGTAATAAATTCAGTTTTAGTTACCATGGTACTACAGATGGTGAGTTGACTTGGTGTCACACCAATAGAAATGTCACCACACAAGAGCTTCACGCTTTACCTATTATGGGTATTCGTGAACTTGAAGAAGAGTCCTATCAACAACGGATCAAAGATGAATGGGTGAGCACTGCTTCACCTTTAATATCACAATACAGCAGCTATTCCAGTATAGCTGCGGCTGTTTATGATTTACTGTTTAGCGGTGAACTTGAAGTACCCCAAAAAGGAGAAAATTAATGTCATTATTAGGGTGCAGTGAAGAATTTATCCGTTCACAAAAAGCAGTTTTAGATCTCAACAAACAAGAGGAGCCAGAAACTATTGAGATTGAATACGAAGTTATTCTTCGGCCTAAATTCAAAGAAGGAAGTAATGTTCAAGTAAATCTTGTTAAGGCAGATAATCAGGGAAGTTTTCTTTCTTTTCCTGTCATGACAGAAGCACAAACACGTTCCTTATTAGAGCAACAGAATCAGAAGTTGCTTGAGCAATTTAAAGAAGAGTTAAGGTGTATACATGAATCCTTAAGTTCGGCAAGAAACTCTTCAGGAGGTTTAGACTATCAGACAGGCTACCGTGTACTGTTATCTGGAATCAAAGCTGTCCAGAAAGGTATTGCAATTAAAGCTAACATTAAAGAGGTGTAAAATGATAAATGAACAAGATGTTGTCTCTTTATGTATTGCTTTTCAGAATACTATTCGACAACCAGTGCAGTATCAGAAAGTTAGTGACACAGAATATCAGGTTATAATTATGACTAATCCATTTCAACCTGAAGTGTTTACTATTTTTGAAGGGTCTGATGGTACAACCGTGTGGAAGTCTGGACAACTGTTGAAGCATCCTGCAAAAGATATTGTCCACTAGTGGATGAGCTTTGCTCACAGCATAGCTGCAAGATGTAGAATGTGAAGTTAGGAATATACCCAAGGAGAATGTGGCTTGATTATACCTACAAACACAGTTAAAAACGTCACAGGAGAGCTTATAAACGATTTCTAGCAGAAAGCCATGCAAACGTATAGGGTAGGTCTTAGGATTCGTTAGAAGGGCTCTGGTTAGCTTTATTTGTAAGGAGGGAGTGTTTATATGGAAACACAAGATGTAAAGATATATACTATTAAAGTTGATGGTGGTATGACTCGTCACATGCCACAAGAACAAATCAAGTTATTAATGGAGAAAGGGAAACGAGCAGAGTATTCTGATTGGGATTATGGCTGCAGCCCTGAACTTAATAAGCGTGAGGATTGGCTAGCTTATAAAGAAACCAAAACCTTTGAGCAATTACAAGAAGAGTTTCCTAAGTTTGAATCTTTACAGTTAGACCTACAAGAAGGTGAGTTTCTTGATCTAATTGTTCGTGGAGTTCCTTATACCTTAGTGTCACACAAAACATTAAAAGTTTCATTTAACCCAACAGAGATTATGGACAACCTTTATCAACAAACTCTAAAAATGTCTGAGAAGTTTGCTGAACAGATGGTTCAGATGTCTTCTAATACGTTTAATCAGCGTTGCAATGTGCATTCTGGAAGTGTAGGCTTGCACGAACTAAATCAGACATTATTGCTAGAAGATGTTTGTACAGATCAACTTCAACGCCATCTTAATGATGGTTGGAGGATCTTAGCTGTATGTGTGCAGCCTGATCAGAGGCGCCCTGATTATGTTTTAGGTAAACATGTTGTACAACCAAGTTCATCAGCAGAAAGATCGTATCTATAAGGAGAAGTAAAATGACTTATGTTATTATAGGTGTTCTGATTTGGTGGTTTTTGTTTTAATCAAAATATTAGGAGTAAGTACAATGCCAGTAGTAAATAACAATGAATGTTGGTCAACCAATGATGAAGATTATGTAGATACAACCTTACCAGAACTTATTGAAGATCGAGAACTGAAGGTTGGAGATGTAGTCTTTGTAGGAGAAACTGATTACACTTCTCCTCGTGTTGTTGATGCGGATGATGTGATCGAAGATATTGTTAATCGTTTGTATGATGAGTTTGGAGAACATGCTGACTCATCAATCTATGACATTGAGAACAATAATTGTGCTAAATATGAACTTGAACAGTTTCTGAAAGAGTGGCAAGACAAACATATAAGTTTGACCTGTTACCATGTTAAGAATACTCGACCTTATACTATTACAGAAGAGGATATGCCAAAGTGAGCTTAGAAACCAGTCAAAAATAGGTGCAAGAATTAAGTGTTTTCGAGGCAATCAACGGCCCATGTATAAGTGACCACAAATCCTTTATATTTCATAGGTTTACGGAGTTTTTGACTACTATGCGGTAGCATCCTCTGCTCTATGCTCTTTCTTGTACCTTAATAGTAGTCCTAAATAGTTAATCCATAAGAGGGTAGATGAAGGTAAGTAAGATATATTATAACTACTATACATCAAATAAATATGATCCTATAATAAGTAAGTTTGTTATTGCTACAAGTAACTATATAGATCCTTCCGACTCTATAAGGAAGGATCTTAGTAAACTCTCTAAGAGTGTGTTATGTCTTATACAAAACTTTGTAAGGATGTTGCACGAAGGAACAGATAAAGCTACTATAAGCTTAGATAAGAATGGTTTTAGTACAGCACCTATAATCAACGGTGTTGAGGTTAAACAACATAAACTCTCATACCAATACACAAGATCATTTATTGACTACCTAATACATGAAGGTTACATTGATCTTACTATTGGTTATAAGGTTGTAGGATTATTTGGTATTGTTGATCGTGCTGACTCCACTATTACCTTGACCGATAAAATTAAAGATCTACTAGAACCTTATAAAGATTTTAACAGTTGGAAGTATCCAGAACTACAATCTGTGGTAATCCTTAAAGATACTAAAGGTAAACCTGTTACATTCAAAGTCACACCTAAACTAAAGAAGGTTATTGAAATGATGGTTAAGTACAATGAAACTTGTAAAGATCGTGTAGTTGTTGATGGTGAAACACTAGATGTGTTCTTTTACAAAGTGTTCAATGGAAACTTCAACAAGGGTGGCAGATCTTATGATGCATCTGTTCAACAGTTAAGTCAAGAGATCCGTAAGACTATTAAGATTGATGGTCAAGATGTAGTGGAATTAGATTTCAGTGCTCATCACCCAAGGATTTTATACAGCCTCAAAGGTATTGATATAGATAAATCACTCATAAAGAACTTTGACCCTTACTACACTAACTTTGTAAATAGCAGTGGTTCTATCCGTAAGGAGGTTGTTCGTAAGCTTGCCAAAGTAATGTTGTTGTTAATGATCAATACAGATAGTGAGGAGCAATGTCAACATGCTTTCGGTAAGAAGATCTTTGAAGATAAACAACGTATGGAACGAGGTGAGAAATCTAAGTTTGGTTTCAAAAGTGTTGAAGAACTCCCTGTAAGGGTTAACGCCAAAGCTTTGATGGGTAGTCTGCAAGATGAGAACAACTTCATAAGTGATTACTTCTACAAAGCTGGTGCTCTTAAGCTACAGAACATTGATTCTAAGATATCTGACTTCATCATAGATGTGTTTAATGGTGCTGGCAAGGTTGTGTTGTGCATTCATGACTCTTACATTGTAGCAAAACAAGATGAACAACTCCTGAAGAAAACAATGGTTGCTGCTTACAATGAAATCTTAGGTATGCCACAAAACTGTAAGATTGATAAAAAATAATCTTTGTTTGTGTTGACATCCTCCTTCCAACAACCTAAAATATCTTCACTTTAACAAACCAAGGAACTTTCTAATGTCAACAAACAAAACTGAAATGCAAAACAAGCTACAAAAGTTATTAGCAGAAGTCAACACCCTGAAACAACAAATTGAATCTATTCCCGATGAAAAGGTTGTGTGGGAGCCTAAAGGTGGCTTGTTTTATATCCACCATAGAGGTTATGTAGAAGAAATGGCTTCCGAAGACAAATGCCGTAATTTTGGTGCTGAATATCAAACCAAAGAGTTAGCTGAACAGGCCCTTGTAGCTATGCGAATTCATAACCGTCTGTTGGCCTACAAAGCAGAGTTATATCCTGACTATGAACCTGATTGGAATGATAGTAATGTTGTGAAATATTGTGTTTATTTTAATACCTGTTCTGAAAACTATGGATTTAGTAGCAACGCAACTTGTCAGATGTTAGGTAGTGTTTATTTCCCAAGAGAAGTTGCAGAAACTTTAGTTAACAAACTTAACTCTGGTGAAGTTGTTCTGTAAGGAGAAAGGAAATGACACAACAAGAATTACTGACAGAGTTCTTAAAAGAAACTCTGAGAGACAGAAAGGAACCTTACGATGGTGCTGTTGCAACAGATTGGAGTAGTGATTACGATGGTGTCATGATAATCTCTTACAAACATGATGGTTTTCCTCTTGAAGTAGAACCGCTGATGTCCTATTATATTAACTTCTTAGAGTCAAAACTTTTAGGAGAATAAGTTGTCAATGCACAAAGTTCCTTTAACAAGTTTAGAACAAGAAGGATTAGAAGCTCATCATTTACCTATAGGAAAACCTTCACAATTGAGTGATTGTTTCCGTCACGGAATGCAGTGGGTTTTAGATAACCTGAAAAGTCATTGGATAGACGTTAGTGATAAACTTCCAAGTTCTCAGAAAAACATTCAAGTTTTAGCTGTAATGCAACATGAAGGTGAGAATCCATATGTAGATGTTGTTTGGTTCTGGGCAACGAGAGGTTTTGATCAACATCCAGTGAAGTATTGGATGCCTATTCCAGAGGATCCAGAGGAGATTTAAAATGAAATGGTTTGATGTAAGAGAAACGTTGCCCACATTAGGGTCAATTGTGCTGATTTATGCAGAGGATCGAGGATTTCAAATATGTAACCAACTTATTATAACAAAGTATGGAAAATATGGTTTTGAGGGTAATAATACCGTTACTCACTGGATGTATTTACCCGAAAGTCCTGTTGAAATAGATAACCCAGAAACTCAAAAGTTGTCTGAACTGCAACAATCTTTACGGGATTTTATTAAATGAAAACGGTTGAGAATTTACTTACTATACTTAATAGTATCGGTGAAGGTTATAATGATTGTAACATCTCACGTATATGCAACCTCTTGGCTGAGATGGAACTTTGTGCATCTATTGAGTGTGACAATTGCCCTTTTAACCACAAATATGTCTTAGCACAGACAGTTGGCAAAGTAGAGGAAATGTTAAATGAGCATCTGGACACAAGTCTCAGGAACAGTAACAGGTTGCAAAACTAATCATGTTTCTTTAAAGTTACTCATTATAGAGTTCTTTGAAGCATATGACATCGGACGGCCTATGATTAAACAGACAAATCCTGATAAGGACATTACAGAGTTTTCTTTCTGTTTCGATGGAGATGGACAACATGCTGCTATTAAAGTTTCTAAGTTTAAAGAAATGTTGTGCTTAAATCATTTAGGTTATGATTTTGAAGCAACTGTTAGGTTTGTTGGGTAATGAGTTACTAAGAAAACACCATTAAAACGCTCTCTATGGCATCTATAAACGATTCCTAGAGCCTACCCGCTACATCGGTATTACTTTACCATTAGAATTCAATACAGGCCCTCCTATGGGCCTTTTCTGTATCTGCAAATTACCAATTACTTTTCAGAAATCTCCGACCATTTTCTAATTGGATTTTTCAATTGTCGTAGGATTTTCCCTAAGCATTTTCTAATTAGAATTAGGATACCTTCTAGGAAATGACTACAAAATATCTAACTGGATAGGTAATTATCTCCAGAAAATGTTTTAAAATTATGTCGTTGCAAAGTTCAAAATTAGATATTAATAAGCTGTAAGCATTCATAAAACATTTATAAATACTGCCAATAACTCACATAAAATAACACAAAATAGTTTTAAGTTTTATGGGAAATATTCTAAGTAGTGACTAAGATATCTGGAAATATATTTTGAAATTAATTGAAAAGTCTGAGGAAATAAGGTTAAGAATGTTTAGGAAATATTTCTGAAATAAGGTGAGATTCAATTTTGGATTTTAATAGAGTTTGCGGCAGGATCAAAATACGACTTTCAAATCTCGATTTTAATAAGCAAAATACTTTTCAGAAAAATAGAAACTATTATTAGATAAAATATCAGATCGGAATTTTAATATTTCAGGATCGCTGAAAAGCGGGCAGGGTTGGTGATCCCTCCCGTTGGTCGTATTGACTCGCGGCTTTACGGCTCGCCTTGTTGTTCCAGTTATCTTATATGCTTAGATCATAGCAAAGGGCCTGCAAAGAATGCAAGCTCATCTAGCCTCTTCATTGCATCATCCGACAGAAACATAGGAGAAAGGCGCGGTTTGTTGCGCCTCTTTTCGTTTTGTCTCTGCTGGGCTGGTTTGGTGGTCATTAGTACAAGCTAAAA